CGCGCCGCTTGAACTTGGCCGGGACGTTCGGATGCTTGGCGATCGCGTGCGCCGCCTTGAGGAAGCCCTGGACCGTCGCCTTGATCGTGGCGTGTTCGTCGAAGACCGCCTCAAGGATCTTCTCGCCGAGTCCGTTCGTCTCTCGCTGCGATTCCTTCACGGCGGCATTGGCGATCTTGATCGCGGAAGCCTCGCACGTCTCGGTCGAACCGCCGTCAGCGAGACACGTCTCAAGGTAGCCGTTCGCAGCGCCTAGCCACCTATCGGTTTCCGCGTCCGTGAGGTTCTTGTTGAATCTCGGGACGTCCGCTTTACTCCAGGGCATCTCATCCTCCTAGTTGTACGTCACCGTGAGGTCTGCCGTGACCGCGCCGCTGAAATCGAGGTACAGCCCGGTCGCACACTTGATGTCATAGAGCAGAGTCGCGCAGACGAGATCGACGACTGTAGTTGCCGACAGGTCAATGACTGCGATCACGTTGCCCGCCGCTGCCGGGTTGTCATACACCGTGACGACGCAAGCGCCCGTGTCGAGTCTGTTCACCGTGATCGTGTGCAGCACGCATGGCCCGGCAGAGACCTGCGTACTGTCCGCGCAATGTGTGTATTTCCAAGGGAAGTCCGCTACAGATTGCATCTCAGCCCTCCGCTACCCTGTACGCTGTACTGTGCCTGCATCCTACGTGGATCGGCGCAGACATCTCGCCACTCGGGAATGGTTGATCCGCTGGAATCCATCCCGCCGCCATGTCGTCTCTGCACAGCTCGCTCGTCAGCTCGTCGTCTGGTCCGTCCAGCATCTTCTCCATCTTGATCCCGGCTGCTTGAATGTCGTCTACCAGCGTGCGCGTCCCCGCTTCGTAGGCCATGGCGTTTTCTTGCACGGCTACGAGTTGCGCCCGCTGGGTAGTGAATCCATCGAACCGATCCCGGATATCCCGAGCAACGGCACCGTACGATTCTCCGCTCTCGATGCCCCGAGTGATGGCTCCTTGGATGGATTCACGTGTCGTATCGTCGATGGCTGTAACCTTGCCGGCGGCGTTCGCTCTCGCCCATGCGGTTGCCCGCTTCGCCTCTATCTTGAAGGATTGCTCAATTCCGAACTCTGCCGCCTGCGTCGTGTAGCCGAGCGTCAGGCCGTCGAACATCGAGTCGACGAGCACCTTCTCGGCCTTGCTCCGCGTCGTGTCGAACACCTCGGAAAACGCGTCCACGAGATCGCTGTCATAGGCGGCTTCCTTGAGGAAGAAGCGTGCGAACGTCGGCAGCTTCGCAAGGAACAGGCGGCCCTGCTTGGCGAACATTGCCGCGAACTCGCGTTCGAGCTTGCGGATCTGTGCCTTGCGCTTGGCTTCTGCGATGGCCTTCTGTGCCCTGGTCGCCTCACGGTACACGGCAACCGCTGCGCTACGAAGTGCTGACGAACACGCCGTTGACATGGTGCCCTCTCGCCTCCAATTCCGAACACAGCCCGTAGCCTAGAAGCGCCACTCCCAGCGCGACGATGAATCTATGCCCGCCGAGTTCGATCACGCGCCCGCCCTGGTCGCTCGTCAGAGACAGGAACACGCGGTATGTCTGTGGCTCAGGCGCTAGGACTCGCGGCATTCGCGGCCTCCTTGAGTAGCGCCAGGTGCTCTTTGATCGCGCCTTTCAACGCCTCGACGCCCAACTCCTCTTCCTCTGGCACCTCTTCCTCGGGGAAGAATTGCTCCATGACTTCCTCCACCGACTTCTCCCCTAGTGCCATGAGAAGCTGCCGTGTGGTGTACTCAGCATCAAGCGTGCCCGCCAACATACCCTGCCCGCCGAGCGTTGCGGCCTGGACCACGGCACCAACCCGTGCCACGACGTCTCGCTCCACAAGGTCTGGCCAGGCGACATCCACGTGGACATCCACGGGCTCGTCAGGATGTTCGATGTCGTTCGGATCGTGGTCATAGCGGAACTTCATCTCCTCCCATGCGTCCTCTACGTCCTCGCCGGATAGCCCTTCCACGGTGCCAGCGCGGGCACGAGCCTCGATAGCGAAGGCGCAGAGGTTCTCTAGGATCTGCGTCCAGAGCATCTGCCGGACGAGGAATTGCAATTCCGTCGGGCGGTCCATGGCCTTGGCCGTGGCGAGGTTGCCGGTCGACGGATCGCCGAAGTACTGCTCGGGGATACCCGTCGCGGCGCAGACCATGAGCAGCAGGCGTCTGCCGTCTGCCGGGGTAGTGGTTGCGCCGCTTGTCCTGATCGGTTGCAGCGATGCCGCGTCGCCAGTCTCGATGAACACAGACCCGGTGGACGGCGCGGGATTGTACGTGTCGCCGCTGAGCCCGGAATCAAGCCGCGATCTAGCCGCCGCCCGCTGTGCCGCGCCGCCTTTGGTGACGACCTTCCACGCGAAACGAGCCAGTGACCGCGTGATCGTCGCCCAGTTCGCAAGGAACTCGTTGTAGGCCCGCGCCCAGTCCTGCGCGCTGTAAAGCTCTGACAGGCCGAACCGCTGGCCCGAGATCGCGTTGACCTTCACATGGTAGACCGGATGATCCCAGTCGATTGCGTGGCCGTTGTAGCTCGCCGGGCGGCTCTTGGGGGTGTACTGCCAGTCGGGGTAGAGGACCGGCTCGGCAGTCAAAGCGGACGGCGATGCGAACAGCGTGTCACGCGGGGCCTTGAGGCGGACGTAGTACCATGGCTCGCGGGCGTCCTCAGGATTGCAGATCACGTCCTGCACTTCGTCGAACGGAATCGTCCGCACACGCAGGTAGCCGCCCGCGTTCGTGAAGAAGACGAAGAAGAGATTGCCCTCGATCCTCAAGTCCGCGTCCCGCGCCGCCATGCTGAGCGGGGTAGAGAACTCAGCACGGTTGGCCTCGTCGGCAAGGAACTCCTGCACTACAACGTCCACCGTCGGACTGACCGCCTCCACCGTAACGCCCTGACCGAAGACGTAGCTCTCGGACAGATCGACGGCCCGCCGGATGAGGGGGTTTTTCATGTAGAACAGGCGGGACTCGGCAACGATCTTGCGGAGGGCGTCACGGGAGAACTCGGTCTGAGTGGAGCCCATGAGGCGGTCCCAGCCGCGCTCCTCTAGCTCTAGTTCCAGCTCGGCGATACGTTCTTGGAAGTTGGCTTCGGTGATGCGCAGACGCTCGGAAACCTCTTGCACAGCGAGTTGCGTTACGTTCTCGGTCACGTTCTACCCCCTCAACGTGATTACGCTGGGTAGATTATCTACGGTGAATGCAAAAGAGCAAGGCCGCAGCTTTTCAGCCACGGCCTGCCCTACTCTCCGGGTGGAGGTCCGCAGGATGCGCCTGCGGTGCGCTTCTATCAGGTCACCAGCGTCTTCCCGCCCGCCTCCGGGAGCTGCATCCATTCACGCATCGCCTTTTCGTCCCCGAAGCCTTCCGGGAACTGGGCGTACTTCCGCGCGTCCGGTGCCATCTCCGCGGCGGTTATCAAGCCAGAGAAGGGAGACGGGAATGACGCTGTGGGGCCTTGACAGAAGGTTTGTGCTCGGGCGTGCGCGCCGAATGTCGTGTACTGGTGCCCTATCGGACACTGCTAGCGCACGAGTGTCTTGCCGTGTGCGTGGCAAGATCGTGTATACTGCGTCGTGTCGGACACTGGCAGCAAGTAGGAAGGAAGGTACTCTCGTGGGTGCTATGGAGCTGTGCGCAAGCAACTACGAACACATCGCGCAGAGAATCGCAACGCGCACGGCTGGTGAGGCAAAGCGCGGTAGGCGTTGTCGCTTCATCACTCGCTACATCTCAGTTGCAGTGACAGTATGGCTGACATGCGTCTACACGAGCATTGAGTTTCTGGTGACCGGTCTACTCCTCCGCCACAAGATTCAACGTCTTGACAAGAACAAGCTCACAGAGGGTTACGCACATCTCAGGCGGTGCTCCAGATCAATGGCTCGACTACGGAAACACTTCCCGATTGTTGCCGTTCCAATGCGCGCTTCAACTGTGCTTATTAGGGAGTTCGAGAACGCGATGGAGAAGTTCGTTCTAGCGGATGCTGTCCATGAAGCTCTCCAGCGGGAAGGTTGCACGGAAGGAGAGTGGGTGGACTGGCGCAAGGTTCTACGAAAGGGTATCTAGACATCATGACCCACTTGTTGTATGCTTCGAGTAAGCAATGGAGGTGGGGAGAGTCGAACTCCCTGGCACGGACTTATAGGGCCCAGCCACTTACCCAGCACCCCCCGTTGTATAGTCCCGATGGTGGGATTCGGACCCACATGGCCTGCGAGCCGGTCGTTTTAGAGACGACTGTGTCTACCAGTTCCACCACATCGGGCACGTAGAGGGGTCGGCGACCTATGCTTCCAGGCCTGGCGCTGACCCCTCGCCTTGTGGATCTCTCCTCTTCCATTCCGTCAGTCCGTACAGGTGCGCCCCTCCTACCTTCTCCCGAGTGAAATGGTGCCCCTTGTCGACATACCTCCGTAGTGCATTGGTGACGTTTGCCGTAGCCTGGTTCCCTAGGTCCTTGCCACGAGCCTTGACGCGATCTGCGATCTCTCCGGCAGATAGCGGGTCACCAGACTCGGCGAGCACTATCCGGGCGCACTCCCGCGTGATATAAGGGAGAAGGAGGAAGTGAGGAGAGGTGGTGACCAATGTCCAGCTCGTCAGAAAATGTGCCGAAGCGACCATTTACAATCTACTGGTACGAATGCTGTCAAGGTGCTGAAACCAGGACTGTGTCACCCTTCTCTGACTTGATAACCGCCATCTCCGCGATCTGTTCCCGCTCGCCTTCCGTCAGCACGAGCATGATCGGGAGCTTCTGTGAATCGTAGACCCTCTTACCTACCTTCACTTTCATCGTGCATCCCTCCTTACCTTTGATCCCTTGCGTATCTAGAACGTCCCCACCGAGTCCAGATCCCATTGGCCTTCGGCCTGAGCAATCCGATGAGCGCCATTTCTACCGGATAGCGAAGTTCCTCGGGGATAGAAAGGCTACGTGTGCACGCCTCGTTAAAGGAGAATCGCCGAGAATATCTGTGTTGTTTCACACGTCGACTGATATCGCATGATTGCCCGATGTAGACTGGGCTTGACGATTGATCCGTTGCGAGCATGTAGATTCCGCTTTCGACCCATCCGCGATGCGGCATCCTGTCAATCTCGAATACGTCAAGAAGGGTATTCACTCGCTCGATCCAATCCATCCCTACCATCCTCGGAACAGCGCGGCCAGGAACATCCGCGCCGCAAGCCATATCGCCGCGGCCAGCGTGAACACCGTCACGCCGACCGCAAGCAGCGCAATCGCCCACCATGGCATCAGACTACCTCCAAGCCAACGCGCGTCGCTTTCCACGCCGCCCCATCAATCTTCGGGACAGGTAGCTCGTCTATCGGGATGATCCACGCCTCTTCTCCGACTTTCACTAGCCGGATCATCCCTACCGTCGTCTTCGCCGTAACCGTCACTGTGTACGCCCACCGCTCCAGGATGCTGCCCGTCTTGACGCCATCCACGTGAGAGTAGACTTCAAAGTTCGCAGTGATGGCCAGGCTGTCGCCGGGATACATCGTGATCGGCGTTCGCTCCTTGAAGACGATGTCGTAATAGGGCATGGACTCGATTGCGAAGTGAGCCAGGTCTTGAGTTGAGCCATCGGCACGAACAAGACTGATCCCGATCCCCGGATCTTGCAGCTTCTTCTTGGACATCATTCCACCCCCCGAACTAGGACGAGGAAGACCCACAGCCACACGACGAGAACCAGCGGGAACATCACGCCTCCCTGTAGAAGTGCGCGACGAGCTTCGTACCGTCCGGGATCGCGCCGGACACGGGGATATGGACCGTGCCGCTGCCGTCTGTGATCTCTACCCCGACACGCCGTAGGTGCAGCGTGAGAAGAGGCGTTGGAGCATGGATCTTCACAATGCGGTCTTCTGATAGGCTGACCGTCGGGAGAGTCCCGCCCGGGCACGGCTGCGGGATGTCGCACGCCGGAATGTGAACCGGCAAGCCGTCTCTTAGCCTATCGTCTACTCTTCCTGTGACTATGTCCCCCGCCTTGACGATGCCAGCCGGCAGCTTCACCGGCTCAATCGGCCTCACCTTCGGCGGACGCCCGCGCCGCTTCGGGACAGCTCCGTCCTTCAACTCTCGCAACGGAGGCGGCGTCGGCTTCTCGTAGTTCGTCACGTCTTTCGCTCTATCGTCCATGCATCCCTCCTATCTGATCCAGTCTCCCGTCGCGTTGTACAGCGCCAGCGACTTCCGCGCCCGTATCCCCGTCGGCTGCTTACGCCCGTTCAATGCTGCGATCGGCTCTAGCTGATTCAACCGCACACGCCGCGCCTCTGCGTCGAACGGATCGGGCACGAAGTCTACCTCGCGCATTATCGCTTCGTCGGCGTGCCTGCGGAGGTCGGTGTTCCGCTTGTAGTCTTGTTGCATCGGCGGGGGCTCCTCCATAGCGCGATTAGGCCGACGGCGTAGCAGAGCGTGAATGCGCCAACAAACCACCAGCGATCAGCCCTCTGTCGTTTCGTGTTGTTGCGCATCTCTTCCTCCACCGCTGCGACCTTCGTCCAGAGCGTGTCTGCGTCCGTGACCGCGCTCACCGCGTAGTCTGTCGCGTTGCGAATCCGCCGGTCGGCGTCAGCGCGCCAGGCATCGTCCGTGGCCTCTACCGCCTCCACGCGGCTCTGTAGCTCGACGACGACTTGCGGATTGAACTCTACCGGCGCGGCCTGCGTCTCGACCCGTGTCTCGATCACGCGTTCGACCGGGACAATCTCGATCGGGTTGATGTACGTATCCTCAGCGGGGAAAATCGCAAACACGAGCGCCGCCAGCCCGAGACAAGCGAGATAGAACTTCGCTACGCCCTCCATCACTTCTTGGCCCCCTTCGCTTTTCCGGCGACCTTGATCTCGACCGTGGTCTCGTCGGGATCGAGCCGTTCGATCGTGTAGCGGTACATACGCCCACGCTCCATCCGTGGCCCGATCTTGTCAGGATCGCCGAACATGATATACCCATAGCCGAAGATCGAATTACAGATCAGCGCCAGGCGATCGAGCGCCTTCTGATACTGATGCAACTTCTTCGGATTGATGTTCGACGACATAACGCCTTGAACGCACTCGTATTGTCCGATCTTCGTCCACACGTCACTTGGCCTCCTCTCTCTCCAGAAACTCGACGATCGCCTGGCAGACGAGATAGTTCACCGAGCGTTTCTGCTTCTTCCCCACCGCCATCAGCCGCTCCACGATCCGCTCGCCTTGCAGCGCCTTCGGAACGTAGATCGACGCCTTCGTTACATCCACCTTCTCTGGCATCATCCCTCCCTCCATTTCAGACCAAACCATGCCCTGACCGACCTCGCGATACCATGGCCAGACCAGACTCGCCAGGCCGCGTCGCTGATCACTTCTTCCAGCAGCCACCACAGCGCCAGGACGGACTCCGCGAGCCATTCTAGGGCCCATACAGCGCGTCTCAGGCACCTTTGCGCAGACAGCATCGCTTGTACTTCTTCCCCGAGCCGCACGGACAAGGTGAATTGCGTCCCGGCTTCTTGACGTGCACCGGCTCCTTGCTCGGGCGGAACAGCGTCCGTGATCCCGTCTCGCTCTTGACCCACTTCAGGAACCGCTTGGACGGTGGGACGATCGCCTTGCCGTCGTGAAGTACGACGTTCGGCTGATTGTCGCGCCGCCGGTTCGATCGGTCGCCGCTCATGGCTTCCCCGGCGTCATGGCGAGGACGAAAGCGCGGGTGATGGCGCGAGGTGATTCTCCAGGCCCAGCCGTCCCTACCCAGTAGATATCGTCATGGTTCCAGATCGCCGCTGATGAGTCATCGAGCACATCCCCTGTCATCGGGTCGATCATGCCCGTGTGGACGCTGATCTTGAACCCAGCACGCTCAAGCTGCTTGACCAACTTCCACGCCGCCGCGATGTCGTGCGCGTAGTCGGGAGGGACTTTGTACCCTTCCACGTCTGCGTTTGGGGGACACCCAAGTAGTGCCCCGAATCTCCTGTCGTAAAACACTTCACGCCACCCCGCCAACTCCGCCGCCTTGATGCGCAACTCCTCATCCGTCAGCGCCATCACTTCGTCTCGCGTCATGGCTTCTCCATTGACTCACGCGCCCGGCGGATGAACTGCCCAACGCGGCGCTTGCTCGCGGGCTCGCCGTCGATCGTCACGGTCTCACTGCGACAGAAGCGCCCAACGACTGGACCGTCTAGCGGGCCGCCATCAACGATATGCTCGTTTGGGCCGCGCTTGCGTATCTCAATGATGTCACGTTCGACAACAAGTGTCCGCCCGCGCTTGTCCGTGATCTGATGTCGCTGGATCATGCCCCACCTCCGAGCCTAGTATATAGTAGCGGGTAGAGGGAGTCAACTAGTACGGGCTGATCGCTTCCCAGTCGTCGTAAGTCAGCGTCTCTGTCTGCGGTGATACATCCGCGCCTTCCAGCGTCGCCGCCAAGTAGCGGGCACAGTCCGGGCCGTGATCGTCTTTCTTGATCGGATTCTCTGTGCGCACGTCGCCGGACATCGCATCAGTTGGGAAGCTGTACTTCTCCATCTGATCGACGAAGTTCGGACAACGCCCTCGCATCACCTTGAAGCGCCCTTCGCGGATGAGGCCGGTCAGGGTAGCGATCCCGGGCAGGACGGCATTGTTCGCTTTCCGTAGCGGCCCGATTCCATGCTGTGCGAGGTCTACCACGTCTGTGATCCGCGCCGGATCGTAGATCCACGCCCGCACGCTCCCTCGCACGCGGGCGAGTAGCTCTTGCGCGTGCTCTTGTGCGGGCCGCACCGTCTCCGTGTAGTAGTCAGAGTAGGCGTAGTAGACCCCATCGTGCCACGCAACGAATAGCCCGAAGAAGAAGACGCCGGGGTCAAGAATCCCCCACGCCGGCCAATCGGATTCGACATCAACCGGATCGACGAAACACGTCTCGTTGAAGTCGGGATAGACGAGTCCGGCGGGCTTCGTGAACTCCCCGAGGTAGCGCATCTTGAACATCCACTCAGGCAGCCGCGCGCGCGCTTTCTCGAACTCGTCGCGGGGGTAGAGCGGATTGTCTGTGCTCTTGAACTGGATCACGTTGAAGTCCCGATCGCCGCGCTTCCACGCCTGGAAGACGTCATGGAAGTACCATCCCATGTTCGTCGGGTAGCCGGTGAACAGAATCGGGGCGCGGTACATTGCTGTACGGGCTTGGATCACCGGCCAGATTAGCGCCTTCATCTGTGACGGCTCGTCTACACACGCGGCTCGGAACTGGTGCCCCTCGATGCGGAGCGGCTGATCGGCAGAGCGAAAGTAGATCTTGCCGCCCGTTGGCAGAGTGTAGATCGCCGCCTGAATTGCGAAGTCACCTGCGAGGTACGTGTCCTTGTAGCACTCGACGAAAAATGGAACGAGGATGTCTCGCACCATGTCAGCCGTCGGCCCTAGCACAAGGTAACGGGCGTCGGACCCCATGCCTGCCTCAACATCGGCGGCCACGCGCTGGGCAATCCAGATAGGGGCAAACCACGTCTTTCCGCCACCTGTCCCTCCCAGGAGCACGGTGAATCGCGCTGTGGAATCGAGGGCTCTCTGTTGAAACCAGTACGGACGGACTTCTTTGCCCTTACTCGCTGGGAGGATTAGATGGCCCGCGGATGATGACAAGCGGCCCTCCGTTCGCACCCGTGACCTCTAGCTCTTGGTTATCGCGCCAGCCGAAGTTGTGCTTGAGCCCGAAGATCAGGCCGACGGTGAACGTATCCTTGCGGTACATCCGCCGCTCCATGTCGTACTCGACGAGCTGCTTGGCATCGTCCATGATCTCCGTGTAGCCGGGGCCACGGTCGCCAGCGTGATACTTACGCCACGCCTCACGGGACATCCCGAGCGACACGCAGAGACCTGACATCGTGTAAGGCTCAGGATCGTGCATCGAGACGACACCCGCCTTCGTCAGCACGTCGCGGAAGACGGAATCGCAGCGTGCGAAGTAGGCGTCAAGCGCGACCTGCATGTCCTCTGGCGTCTCGTACTTCTTACGGCTCATCGTCTCACCGTGCCGATTATACCCGATCCTCCACGTACATGATGAACGGATCTACCACGCCGTGCCCACAGCAAGCCGATACCACGCCCCGTAGCATCCCCAGGCACGCATCATGCCCCTCTTTTGTTGGCAGGCGGCCACAGCGAATGCATGGTCTACCGTTCCCGTCGCCGAGTGGTTCGTTCGTGTCGGCGTAGAGCCATTGCCAGTCATCCTCATCGAACGCGATTTTGTGCCCCCGCGCCCGGCTCATCGCGCCAAGCTTCATCCCTTCTCCCTTTCCGCGTCGCGGATCGCGGCAGCGAGCCAGCAGTCGGGCGCGTGGCCCGTTAGGAACGTCTCAAACTCCGCCTGGTTTCTCTCAATCGTGCTCACGTCTCCTCCTTCGCGGCGCGCAGCCAGGTCTCAAAGTACGAACTGAAAATCGGCTGCGTTCTTTCCTTCATGCCAGGTCGCGCCCAGTAGACGTCGCCAATGCTTCTGTCTTCTGTCCATAGCTCAACGCGTGTCACGGTGCGTCGCTTCCCGTCTCTCTCGAACGTCCGCCCGACCAACGACTCTAGGGAACCGAAGAGCGTCTCAGGCATCAGGGGCCTCCTAGAACCCGTCGAACTCGGGCAGGGCGTCGTACTCAGCCTGCGTCATCTCAACAAGGCGTAGCGTGTACTTCTGCCCAACGTCAGCCCCGTCAAACAAATCGGCTAGGATCAGCGGGTTGTCCACTGGCTGTGTGTAGTAGCCGCCCTGTTCACAACTACGAATCTCGACGAATCGTTGCTTCATGGTCGTTCCTCCTCGATCACCTTGTCGAACGCCTCCGCGAGCTGCGGGGCCTCGGCGCGACGGAAGGCCCAGGCTACCTTGCGGCACTCTCCGCACGTATCCCATAGCGCGTAGGCCCCATCTGTCTGCTCCATCCATGCCTGGAATAGGTCGTCATCAAGCCCCATCTCCTCGATCTTGGCGAGGATTCCATGCTCCCCGTGCCAGCAGCGGATGTCGTGCTCGGGGTCCCAGGGCTTCCATCCCTCTGGAGTGGCGATCAGCGTCTCGCCCGCATCGGTTACGAGGATCGTCCCGTCGGGGGCGGGCGCGACTAGCACGCTGTGTTCGCTGATCGCGTCCATGAACTCCGCGATCCTCTCGTTCGTCGTCATGTCTCTCCCAGCTCGGCGTCGATCGCGGCACGCAACCGAACACACAGGTTCCTTGCCGCAGAACGGGCACGGCTTCAGTGTCTCGCTCATCTCCCCTCCAGTAGGGCCGCCAACGCCATCTCGTTGAACATCTTTCCGGCAGCGGCCCAGGCAGCGGCCCAGGCAGCGGCCCAGGCAGCGTCCCAGGCAGCGTCCCAGGCAGCGTCCCAGGCAGCGTCCCAGGCAGCGGCCCTGGCAGCGGCCCAGGCAGCGGCCCTGGCAGCGTCCCAGGCAGCGTCCCAGGCAGCGGCCCTGGCAGCGGCCCAGGCAGCGGCCCTGGC